TACGTTAAATATAAATCTTGTACAATTTCATTCCATAGTGAAGAAGAAATTATTGAATATTTACTTGGCGGAGATAACAAATTAGCAATTTGGTAAACATCAGTACAATAAGTAGTAGTTGCGATGGTCATTATTTTATCAACCTACAAATACTATAGTTTGTTGCGGTTGAGAATTTGAAGGCATTACGTTATTTGGTGGTAGTTTTCTTGCTCTTGCCCAATAAAATTGTCCAAGGTGAGTTGAACCTCCGGCACCGTCTCCAAATCCGAAAGATGAGCCGTTTGAAGTTATTGAAGAACTCCAACTTGTTGCTAATTGTAAACTTAATTGTGGTAAATCAATAATTGGAGTTGATATAGAGCTACCATAAAATTCAATTTCTGAACTTGTTACAATTGCTTGATAGAAATTGTATCCTGAAGAAGTAAACATGGAATTAGAACTTTTTGCTTCTTGAGTACCGTTATATAAAATAAGAGAAGCTGAATAATAAGGATCTATGCCTATAGCGTAACTGTTTTCAGGAAATTCAAGATAATAATTACCAGTAAAAATATTACTAGTACCATTTCCTAGAAATCCTATACCTTGACCATCAGCACTTCCATTATAATATCCAATTCCTTCAAAAATTTCATTTACATTATTAGCGTTTGTTGTAGGTAAATAAATTGTTGTATATGATTGTTTTTGTTGATTTAACATTAAAATATATCCCGGAGTTGTCCCGCTTTGCGGAGTAAATTGAATTGATGAATATACGGTTGAATAAATTTGTAAATTTGATGGTAAATATGAAGTTCCCATTGCGTTAATATAGGCATCAAAAATGTTAGCACCGTTATCATAAGCAGTATTATAATATGCATTTATTCCAGTATAAGGATATTGATTTGAATTTCTTAAAAACATATAGATAGTTAATGAGCCGTTTGCGGGAATTGAAGTTGGCAATAATGTCCAAATATAAACAGTTGATAAATTAGAATTATATTGAGATATCCAAGCATATAATGGAGTATTACATTGAGGGTCTAAACAAAATTGCAAGTTTAAAAGCTGACTTGCACTTGATAAAAGAGTTGATAAATTTAGAATTAGCAATTGTTGAAACGGTGAAGGTGTTGGGTTTGGCTGATTATTTGTTATTGTAATTACATAAGTAGATATTGGAGTCCCAATAAAACCAATTGTTTCGCTTAAAAGTGTCGGACTTTGTGCAGTTAATTGTATTTCTGATGGAGAACTCGCAGTTATTTTTAAACATTGTTTAGGCATTAAATATATTGCATTGTTTATTTGCACTGCGTTATTGCCTAAATTTTGAATTATTATTTCTCTCCAAGTTTGTAAATATGAAGGGTCAAAATAATTTTGTATTAAATTTTGTACAGTCGCAGAACCGGAAAATTGAAATTGAGTGCCTGCTACATAGTTTGGTACGGTAATTTTACTTATTAAATTTGGAATTAATAATTGCAATTGTTTAGCCAACGGTTGTAATTGTACTTGAAAGTTTAGAGTTGGCGGTGTTATAGTTTCTAATCCAAAAAACGGTCTGTTTGCCATGTTTTGAAACGGTTGTTGGTTTCCCGTGCCGAAAGTATACGCTTGTGGTTCCGACAAATTATGTAAAGCGTTATAACCGTTTATTTTCAAACTTGCAACACTTAAATACTTTGCAATTACTTCATTTAAATTTTGAAAACTACCGTTTTGGAAATATTGTAACAATTGAGCTGAGCCATATTGATTTAAAAATAATAAATTTTGTATGAAGTTATTCCACTCTTGCAAAGTTAAATATTCTAAGGGCAATTTATAATTAACAGTGTATGGTAAAGCCATATGTTATATTATGTGAGTTGACGTAAAAAACTGTACTCACCTCATTTATAATATTATGTATATAGCACAGTACTGTTGTCTTCCTTTTCATATTTATTTAGTAAGCTGAGCGTAATTGCCAATTTAATATTATTAATTGTACTTCTTCATCAGTCAAACCATATTTCTTGAGTTGTTGTAAGTATGATTGTGCAGTATTCAAGTCAATTTTCTGTTTTTCAAATAATAAACTGATTGTCGAGATTATTTCGTTTATGTAAGTTCTAACTCTTCTATTTATTGCATACTCGAGATAAGTATTTTGTAAATCACTAGGAACTTGAAATTCACTAAATACTTTTTGCAATAATTGTGTTGGGTTTGATAAATATTCGCTTATTGTTAAAGCTTTTGAAGGTGTAATGTAAAGTTCTTGGTAAGCCATTAATAATTTTCTAATTTGTGCTGATAATTTGTAAATACCTAATAAAACGTCATTAATACCATATTGCTTTAATAAACTTTCTAGCTGTGTATTTTGCACGCCGTAAACTAAAAGTTGGATATATTCATTTTTAAGAGATTGTACATATTCTCCTATAAAAATTTGTTGAAATAAATTAACGTGTAAATTTAACAGTTCTGATGGTATAAACGAATATTCAACAAGTTGATTAAGCGGATAATTATATTTGATTGCATTTTCAATGTTAGAAAGTGAAGGTAAATATTTTCTCCAAATTTCCAAACCAAATGTTGAAGCGTATTGTTCCAACAACACTTTTATTTGATTATCTGGAATTCCTAATTTTCTTAATTCATTTTCGGCATTACCTAAGTTTACTGGTATTTTACCAACTTTGAAAAGTTCTCCTTGTACTATATTACTAATAATTGTGTGTAAACTGTAAAATGTGGGTATGTAAGTTTGTACAAATAAATTAGCTAAATCTTTTTGCATACCTAAATTTTCAAGTCTATTTATTGCAGAAGTTGGAGTTATTTGTAAATCTTTTAATAATGTTTTTATATATTCTAATTCTGTTGTTAATTGAAAAACTTGAATTGCCGGTTTAATTTCATATTCTACAATATCTTTCGGTAATTTTGAAATATTTGCAGAAATGCCGTGTCTTGCCAACTGTGTATAATAACTTATAATTTTTGGATATATGTATTCAAAATAAAACTTTTGTGTATAAATGTCAATTGCAGTTTTATCTTTTACAATTTTTCCTAGTTCTGTATTTAATTGTTGTTGGTCGAAATAAAGAACTTTTGCAATACTTTCAATTAATGAAAATTGGAGTTTTGCAATGTTTATATTATATTCTTCTTGTATTATTTCATTTACCAAATAATCATTTACTTTTAATTTTCTTAATTCTGTTTCCACAAATTTGGGATCAACTAAAAAGCTTCTTAATTGTTGTCTTAGTATATTTAAAGTTGAAGATATGGCAATTTCTTGGTTTAGGTAATTTAAAAACACATCTTCAAACTCTTTTATAACACCTATTGCATTTAGCTCTTTTTTAATTTCGTCAACACTTAAATACCCTTTTCTGGCTAAACTTTCAATTTGCGAAATTTGATATTTTATAAGTGGTGCAGTTTGGTACTCAAAAATTGTCTCAGAAATTATTGAATTATCGAAACCTAAGCTTTTTAATCCTTTTTCTGCGTCTCTACTACTTATAATATAATTTTGTAATTTAAACTGAAATTCTTTTAGCAAATGTTGTAATTGTATGTATTTAAGCTCTCCTTGTAAAATTGCTAGTGCTACATTTTCATTAAAATTATTAGCTTTTAATTCTGATTTTATTTCTTTTTCATTAAATATCCCCAATCTCACAATTTGTTGTAATTGCGTTAATAACAATTGGTTAGTATAAACAATTTGCGATTCTTCAATCATGATATTGAAAACTTGTTCTACTTGTGTTGGGTAACCTAAACTTTTAAATAAAGTTTGTATTGTTGTTTGTAAAAACTTTAAATCAATGTAAGGCCTTCCAAAATTTGTTAATGCCCTACTTAAAAGTGATCTTAAAAATTGCCTTATAAGTCTTTGTGTTGCGTATTGGTATTCAAGGTCAAAAACTTTTAAAAATAGGTCTTTGCCGGCTAAATTAATATTTTTAATAATTTCTTCATAAGCTTGCGAAGGTGTTACTACAAATTGTCTAATGCCTTCTTCAACTGCTTTTTGCAATAAACGTGCCGTCTCATTTTTATACATTAATTGTGCAGTTCTTGGAGTTATTAAATTATTATATGAATATTGTGAAACAGCGTCAAAATTCAAAATTCCGAATTGTGCACCTAAAATGACATCTCTTATATTTACAGGTTTAAATATAGGGTTTAAAGGTACAAAATCATTAGCCGGAGGTGTTAAATAAGCGTTAGTAAACCAAGCGGGGAAACCAGTTAATAAAATTGTTTCACTTAAATGGTCTTGAATTTCGGAAAATGACCTAACAGCTACCCATTTCGCAATTTCTCGAAATGGTGGATCAGCAAACGGTAAATCTCCAAGACCTATGTTATTAAATATTTCTCTTGCAGTTATTTTAAAATCTGCAACAAAAGGTTCTTTTAAAAATTCCTTAAGAGTAACTTGTATTTCTTGTCTAACTTCATTTAAAAAATCAACTCCAGATTCTGCAAAAGCTTTTATAATTTCTCCAAATTTTATTGGGATTCTACCACCTAAACCAATTGGTGCCAAAGAAATTTCAATTTCAGGTAAAATTTCAGCTAATTTTTCTGAAATTGCAGGTAAAAATTTGCCAATTGTTATCGGAGCTATAAAAGGAGTTAAAAATTGTACAATTTGTGAAATTGCCGGCGCTATGCGCAACATATTTGAACCAAAGCCGGATAAAAAGTCTTGCACAATTGTAGAAATTATTTGAGCAAATACATTTGCAATGTTTTGAAAAAAACCATAAGCATCATTTATAAATTGTGAAGCGATTGATGATAAAACTTGAAAAGCGTTTACAATTTGTTGTTCAAGCCAACTTAAAAAACCTTGTATAATTGGTATCGCAGTTTGGACAAAATTTTGTAAAATTGTGAGAAAATCAGTTGCAATATTTTGCATAAAAGTAGGTATATCGCTAATTGCTTGGCCTATAAAACTAAATGTATTTTGTATATCTGTGGTTATTGCGTTCATAAAATTTATAAATGTTGAACTTACCCAATTTGCAAAGTTTTCTAACGCTGATATCTCATCAGAGAAAAACGTACCAATAGCTCCTAAGTCAAATATTGTACTCATATTATTTATACTATCACAAAACAAAAATATAAATGATACTGGTAAAATTCAAAAAATTTTTACCTTTTAATTTAAAGCTTACTCATTTGGTTTCTCACTTTCCCCCTTTACTTGCAATTTTCTCATTTCTTTAACAATTTTTACAACTTCTAACGCTTTTTGAAAAACTTCGCTTTTTCTTACATTTTCATCGTTACACGTGGCTAACGCCATTGTTAAATCATCGAGAGCTAAATAAAGTTTAGCTGTTATTTCCGTACTTAAACTTGATTTTCTCTTTACCTCGGACATCTTGCTTTAAATTATAAAATATGACACTTTTATATTTTTTATAATGAACAACAACTAAAGTCTTGCATTCACAAAAATTAAACATTTCGCAAAATTTGAATAGTTTTTCAATTTGTTGTTTATCTATTTCAACATAATTTTTTGAAGTAGATTTAACTTCAATTGCGAAAATTACGTTATTATGTGTTGCTATAATATCCGGCAGTGCTTGTTTTCCAGTTCCAGAAACTGGTATTCTTAAAACTTTATAACCACCTTTTTCTAATATTTCCAAAGTTTTATATTCATAATATTTGCCGGATTGTCGAAAATTCATGGCTTACCCCTTATTTAGCCATTTAATAAATATTGGGTGTTTTGTCCTATTTGTTTCTCCAATTTGTTGAAAACCGGCTTTTTTATATAAAGCGTTTGAATGGCCTAACATACCTAAAGTCCACAACACTTCAATTCCGTCATTTTTAAGTTTTTCACTTAAATCAATTAAAAATTTAACTAAGTAATCTCCCGGTGCCGTTTTTGTAATTCTTCTAATAAAATATGTCCTGTCAAATGGAATATTATAATTTTGTGCAATAAAACGAAAAGGCGTATTATCGTGAAGCCACGCAACTGCAACTATAAATTTTTGGTTTTCTTCATTTGCAATATATAAAAAATAACGGGAATATTTTCCAGCTCCACTACCTTGAGGTATTGATTGCGAATGATAAAATTCAATTAACAACCTTGCAAATTTTATTAATTCTTTTTCTTTTGCTTCTTCAATTACAAACTCCATATTTACCAACAATTATTACAGTGTATGACATATATATACATTATGCGTATTGTGAATTTTTGTTTTTTAACTGCATATTTGTAATTATGGCTACTGTGTTAAGTAAAAGAAATATTGCATCGATGAAACAAAAATTATATCAAAAAGTTTTAAAAAGGGATACATTTCCGGCATTTTCATCAATGTTTGACGCCGGTGTTTCTTCAGTTTTACCTTCAGCATTGGAAAGTATTGAAATTCCGGAAGGTATAAATACAAATTACGGTATTGCTTACGCTTCAATTATTACAACTTTGCTTTCTTCATTAAATAATTTAGCAATTTCAACATTTAATTCTGATATAACAAGTTTTACAAATTTGCAATTGGGTTTTACTCCTTTATTTGGTACTACAAGCGGTTTACAATTTGTACAACAAAGTACCGCTTTGTATGATAATTATGTAAAATTATGTTCAACTTTGTATCAACCGGCAGTTTTTGATGAAACTTATTTTGATTTAAGTGTTTATCAACCGGCGCTAGCAATTGAATACCAAAACGCTTCTTGTAAAAAAATTGAAAAATATTTTTCTCAGTTACCAGTTTCAAATATTTCTGTTGATCTACCTAGTTTAGGTATTGGTAATACTAGTATTACAAGTTCTGATAGTTTTAGTTTACAAAATATACAAAATACCGGAGTTAATGATTTATTAAATACATTAAATATAAACTATAACCAATTGCCCGATTTAGCTAAGTTTGTTATTTCGTTTGTTCCAAATTTAAACGAAATAATTAATAGTGGACTTGCGCTTGATGTTGGGTGGTTAGATAGGTGTGTTTTAGTCCCAAATATTGAAAAAATACCAAGTTATAAAGTACAATTACAAAATGGTATGGTTTTGCAAAATTTTGCGAATGTTTTTGGGATGATTTTGGATTATACTCCCCTAGATTTTGCGGTTTTAATTCCCGAATTTAATCCTAATAATGTTACACAACTAGATTTAGTTGCTATTTTAACTGCTGATAAAACTGTAATTTCAATATTTGGCAGTTTGTTTAAATTGCATTTGTATGACCCTTCACCAGGTGGGACAAATATAGCTTATAATTCAGAAATTGAGAATTATGCTGTTACTTATCAACAATTTCTCAACATTCAACAAATTGTTAATAAGAAATATGCCAATATTTGGTACGCTAAAATGGTGGCAAGTGCAATTATTGAAATTGCAAGATATCCATATCAACAAAATTATAGTTATAATTCCGGAAAAAGGACATTATCCTATCAAGATTTTTTAAATTATTGGCAAACAAAATGGTCTTTTTATGGGGTTTCGCAAGAAGATTTACAATTTGCACAACAACTTGGAGAACAATTGCAGGGCCAAGCTCAAGTTGAAAATGTGTTAAAACAAGCACAAAAATCTACTAAAGTAAAACAATATAAACCGATATTTTATTATAAAAACTTCCAAAATATTGCAAGTAGGTAACACAAAATTTCCACGCCATATTCCTAATATTTTATATATAGCGTGGTGGCACTGAGTATTTTTTATCTCCTTTTTGCAAAATATTAATTGTGAAAGAAATAGACCCTTTTGCAAACTTGTTTGGAATTGTTAGGTTAGCAATTGACAAAATCAGAGAATTGGAATTACAAGGTCAAA